GGTATATCAACTTTAGCTGCTGGGTATTCCTTGTGGTGGATGTTATTTCATAAAGACAAAAATGTGCTTTGTTTAGCTACTAAACAAGAAACTGCTAAAAATATGGTAACCAAGGTTAAGTTTATGTACGATAACTTACCTTCATGGTTAAAAATAGGAGCCGAAGAAAACAATAAATTAACCCTCAGACTAGACAATGGCTCACAAATCAAAGCAGTATCCGCAGCTAGTGATGCCGGTAGATCTGAAGCAGTATCTTTATTAATAATTGACGAGGCTGCTTTTATTGAAAATGTTGAAAGTATTTGGGCATCTTCACAACAAACTTTAGCAACCGGCGGCGGAGCTATTGTATTATCAACCCCCAACGGGACAGGTAATTGGTTTCATCAAACTTGGGCTAGAGCAGAAGCAGCAGACAACGATTTTTTACCTATAAAATTGCCCTGGTATGTTCACCCTGAACGAGATGAAGCTTGGAGAAAACGACAAGATGAATTATTAGGTAATCCTAGAATAGCAGCACAGGAATGTTTTAGTGGAAATACAATAATCTATACTAAATATGGCCCAAAATATATTAAAGATATAGAAATAGGAGACTTAGTTTTAAGCCATGATGGTACCTATAATAAAGTAATAAGAACTTTTAACCATATAGAAAATACCCCCATAAAAATAAAGGGAGGATTAAATAATATTCAAAAATTTACTACTTTAAATCATCCTTTTTTAAATAAAAATGATGAATGGGAAAAAATTAATTCATTAATAAGCACCCAAAATAAAGTTAAGTATTTTCCTAAAACAAACGAATATAAAATTCCCATTCAAAATATAGATTTATTTAAGTATATTACCTCAAATTCTCCTACCTCTTTCCCATTAAAAGTAGATGAAAATCACATATGGTTAACTAAAACCAGCAAAATAAATAGATATATTGACGTAGATTATGATTTAGGATTTATTATAGGGTGCTTCCTCTCAGAAGGATCATTAGCTAAAAATAAAGTTGAATTTTCATTTAATGGAAAAACTGAAAGAAATGGTTTTCCCCTTGAAATTGAAAGAATTTTATTTGAGAAATTTAATATTAATCGTTTTTCTTATTATACTTCTAAAATATGGGAAGGAAGTAGTAAACTTTATATTAAAGATCAAATATTTAATAATTTTATAAAATTATGTATTCAAGGTGGGGAAAAATGTCATAATAAACATATTAGCCCTTTTATATATTCTATATCAAACAATGATGTATTAAAAGGAATTTTAGATGGGGTATTAATAGGAGATGGGCTACTTAAGCCCGAGTATAATATTCAACTTTTGTTAACCTCTGAAAAACTTATATATGATGTTTTATATATTACTAATATACTAGGGATACATAATGTTAGTATAAAGCAAGGGAAAGCTCATAACCCAAAAAATAATAGTTGGAAACCCAATTATACATTAACTTGGACTAATTCTTTAATCCTCTCGAATGAAAAAGTATTTAGTAAAAGAATTGAAAACTGGGAACGCTTAAATACTAATGGGAAATCTAATTCTAATTATAATTTTGAATACATTAATGAACCTTATGTAGGTTTGAAGTTAGAAACAGATAATATCCCTGTCGAGGTATTTAATATAGAAGTAGAAACTACTCATACTTATGTAACCGAATACGGAATAGTACACAATTGTGATTGTGATTTTAGCACATCAGGAGAAACAGTATTTTTTCCTGAATGGATTGAATTTATATCTCAAACCTCAATCAAAGAGCCAATGGAACGAAGAGGTTTAGATAAAAATTTATGGGTTTGGGAACAAGCAGATTATTCTAGAGAATATATGGTTACAGCTGATGTAGCTAGGGGGGATGGTAGAGACTTTTCTACAGCACACATTATAGATATTGAAACAAATATTCAAGTAGCTGAATATAAAGGGCAATTAGCCCCTAAAGAATTTGGACATTTTTTGGTTGGATTAGCAACAGAATATAATAATGCCTTATTAGCTCCCGAAAATTCATCTATAGGATGGGCTACTTTAGAAACTATAATGGAAAGAGGATATCAAAATTTATATTATTCTCCTAAAAGTGATACTTTATCCGCAGAATCATATTTTAATAGATATGAATATGGTTCAAATATGACACCCGGTTTTACAATGTCCCAACGTACTCGTCCTCTTATAGTAAATAAAATGCGAGAATACGTTGGAGATAAAAGTGTCACAATACAATCCAAACGTTTACTTGAAGAAATGAAGGTATTTATTTGGAAAAATGGACGTCCTGAAGCACAACAAGGCTACAACGATGATTTAGTAATGTCTTTTGGTATAGCAATGTATTTAAGAGATACTTCACTTAAATTCCAACAACAAGGTTTAGATATGACTAGAGCAGCTTTAGGAAATATGAGAAAAAATACTACTCCGGTAGTATTTAACAGCAATAATGTTCCTAATCCATACATACAACAAATCGGGGGTCAACAAGAAGACATAAGATGGCTCCTTTAATATATTTATAAACAATGGCAAACACTGATGTATTTTCAAGATTAAGGCGTCTGTTTTCAACAGACGTAATCATTAGAAATGATGGAGGCAATCAATTAAAAGTAATTGATACCGATAAAATCCAAACTAGTGGTGAATTTCAAACAAATTCTCTAGTAGTTAAATTTAATAAAATCTACACTAATCCAGCTGCTACATCTTTATTAGGTCAGCAATTTAATCTACAATACCAATATTCAAGAATATATCTTTATAGTGATTACGATACAATGGATACAGATGCTATTGTAGCTTCTGCCCTTGATATCATATCTGATGAATGTACCCTAAAAAATGATATGGGTGAGGTGCTTCAAATTAAAAGTAGCGATGACGATATTCAGAAAATATTATATAATTTATTTTATGATGTATTAAACATTGAATTTAATTTGTGGTCTTGGACTCGTCAAATGTGTAAATACGGGGACTTTTTCTTAAAACTTGAAATAGCAGAAAAATTTGGAGTATACAATGTTATCCCTTATACAGCATATCATATCCAAAGACGTGAAAATTTTGATATGCAAAATCCTGCTAAAGTTCAATTCTTATATTCTCCCGATGGATATTATACAGGAGGTTCAGGTTATTATTCTACCCCAAATACTAAACCATCGGATAATCAAATTGTATTTGATAACTATGAGATGGCCCATTTTAGATTATTGACAGATGTTAATTATCTCCCTTATGGCCGTTCATATCTAGAACCAGGCCGCAGATTATTTAAACAATATATTTTAATGGAAGACGCGATGTTAATTCACAGAATATCTCGTGCCCCCGAAAGACGTATTTTTTATATAAACGTAGGTAATATCCCACCACAAGAGGTAGATGCATTTATGCAAAAAACCATCCAAACAATGAAGAAAACTCCATTAATGGATGAAAAAACAGGTGAATATAATCTAAAGTATAATATGCAAAATATACTTGAAGACTTCTATATTCCAGTAAGAGGTAACGATTCAACAACTAAAATTGATACTGCTAAAGGATTAGAATATAATGGTATAGAAGACGTTGCTTATTTAAGAGATAAATTATTTGCTGCTCTTAAAGTACCTAAAGCGTTTATGGGATACGAAAAAGATCTAACAGGTAAAGCTACCTTAGCTGCTGAAGATATTAGATTTGCTCGTACAATTGATAGAATACAACGTATTTTATTGTCCGAATTGTATAAAATAGCATTAGTACATTTATATACTCAAGGATACGATGGTGATCAATTAACAAATTTTGAATTAAATTTAACAACTCCTTCAATTATAGCTGAACAGGAAAAAGTAGCATTATTAAAGGAAAAAGTTGATTTAGCTACAACAATGCTTGAATTAAAAATTATCCCTACAGATTGGATATACAACCATATCTTCCAATTCAGTGAAGATCAATATGAGGAATATAGAGATCTAGTAATTGAAGACCAAAAACGTGCATTTAGAAACAAACAAATCGCAGAGGAAGGAAATGACCCACAAGAAACCGGACGTTCATATGGTACTCCTCACGATTTAGCTTCTTTATATGGCAGGAATAGATACGAAGATAATTCAGTACCCCAAGGATACGATGAAAAAACACCACTAGGTCGCCCTGAAGAAAAAGCATCTAATATAAATACTCAACAAAACGCGTTTGGTAGAGATAGATTAGGTAGAAAAGATAACAAAGTGGACGATCAAGAAGGATTTGGAACACCAAATTATAAAGGAGGTTCACCTTTAGCTTTAGAAACTTCTAAATCTGTGTATGCTAAAAATAAAACTTTACTAGAAAGTTTAAATAAAGATATTATCTTTGGTAAGAAAAGTGCGGGAGAATCGCTCTTAGACGAAAGTAATTTAACTGAATAAGTATCTCCATATATTTATAAATAAAGTCTAGGATGAAGATAAAACATTCCAAGTTTAAGAATACGGGTATTCTATTTGAATTACTAGTACGTCAAGTAACAGCTGATACGCTTAATAATATTCAATCCCCTGCCTTAAACATAATTAAAAAACATTTTGTAAAAAGCGAACTAGGTAAAGAATTAAAGTTATATGAAGGTTTAACCAAAAGCAAAAAACTAAGCGAAACTAAATCTAACATTTTAATTCAAACTATTTTAGAGTCGTCTAAAAAACTTAATAAAACTTCATTAAGAAAACAAAAATACAATTTAATTAATGAAATACAAAAACATTATAATCTAGATGAGTTTTTTAAAACAAAATTACCCAATTATAAAGCACAAGCCGCTTTATACTCACTAATAGAAATAGAATCTTCAGGAGTAATTGATGTAGAACAAGTTTCATCTAATAGATTTGCTTTATTAGAATATTTATCTGTTACCCCTATTACTGAATCTAAAGTTAAAGAAAATGTAATAGATGAATTTAAGTCATACGATAAAGACTTAAGAATTTTAACATACAAAATTTTACTAGAAAAATTTAATACCAAATATACTAATTTACACGAATCTCAAAAACAAGTATTAAAAGAATTTATCACATCAGTTGATTCTACGCCTAAACTCAAAACATTTTAAAACACCAAAATACAAGAGCTTAAAACTGAACCTACTAAACTAAATAAAAATATTACAGATAAAGTAGTTCAAAT